TTGTGCTATGTTTCATCTACCATATAGATTTAAAAATATGTTTGATGATATGGATTTTTCTTCTGAGTGGGCTTTTTTGGAACGCTTACTTATGTTAGCTGGAGATGTGGAAACCAATCCTGGACCTGTTCTTTCGCGCCCTTCACAAAATCAATACAACGACCCTCGATGTGTGAAGTTGGAAAAGGCGTTAGAACGTAGTCAACAAAAAGCTAAAACATTGGTTAAGCATTTAAGAGCTTATTCAAAGCAAAAGAAGAAAGATATTTTTGTACAAATGTTTGGTGATTTGAAATCAAAGATACATTCAACTTCTAATGGTGTTAGTGATATTAGCAACAGTTTGGATAAAATTTGCAATTTTCTTGAGAATAGTTTACCTAGCATACAAGCTAATGTGCAAACTACATTACTTTCTATTACTGAACAGCATATTAATATAAAAGATGATATTATTAAAGTGATTTTATTATTGTTAATTATAAAATTGTTGTTGACTTGGAAAAAACATAAATTAGCATTGGTAGTTGTACTTGGATTTATTGCTAAATTCTATAATTTTGATAAGTATGTTCTCGATTTGATTAAAGAATTGAGAGAAAAGATGTCTAATGTGCATCCACAAGGTGTGGTAGAAGATGTTATTTATCATCCTTATTTCCATACTTGTGGTAAGCTAATTTTTGCAATTTTAGCTTTTGTTTGTGTTAAGAAAATACCAGGTAAACAAGATTGGGATAATTATTTATTGCGTTTAGATCGTATACCAAAGTCCATTGATGGTAGTAAAAAGATTGTGGATTATTGTTCTGAATATTTTGGGATAGCCACTGATTATATTAAAATGATGGTGTTAGGTAAAACTCGTGAAGAATTGAAACGAGCAAATGGTTTATATCAAGAAATTAAAGATTGGGCTGAAGAAGTTCGGTTTTATCTTGATTTGGAAGAACGCGGCAAAATTGATACAGATATTACAGTTGCCAATAAAGTTGAAGATTTGTATAAGCGTGGTGTTAAGTACCAAGCCGATACATTGTTGGATAAAGAGGTATCACGGTTGGTGTCAACTACGCTATTACCTGCTAGAGAACTTTATCAATATGTTTCCAGTTCACCTGTTAAAGGAGGTGGTCCTAGAATGAGACCTATTTGTTTATGGTTAGGTGGTGAATCTGGAGTGGGTAAAACAGAAATGGTTTATCCTTTATGTATTGATTTATTACGTACAATGGGGTTGGTGAAAGAACAAGATTTTCACCATCAAGTTTATGGTAGACAGGTTGAAACTGAATATTGGGATGGATATAAAGGACAAAAGATTGTTATTTACGATGACGCTTTTCAAATGAAAGATGATAAGACGTCACCAAATCCAGAGATTTTTGAAGTTATTCGGTCATGTAACACGTTTCCCCAACATTTACATATGGCTGCTTTACACGATAAGAATACTTTTTCTTCTGCTGAAGTTTTGTTATATACTACAAATGACATGAATGTTAAACTTGAATCTATAACATTTCCTGAAGCTTTTTATAGTCGTATGGGTGAAAATGCTTATCGAGTTATGCCCAAGAAAGAGTTTTCTATTTTAGTTGAAAAAGGAGCTAGTGGGCGTGTACGTCGAAAATTGAATGTTGAAGCTATTGATCCTAGTAAACCGATAGATCTTAACGTATATGAATTTCAAAAAATCATAAGGGACAGTTCTAGTGAAGTATCTTGGATTGATTATGGTGAACCCATAGGTTATGATGAGTTTTGTCGTACAATATGTTCAAAGTGGCGTGAAGAAAAACAAAAGTCTTTGGATAAATTGAAATGGTTAAGTCAATATGCAATTCGTCCTCAAATGGGTAGTGAATGTGAGTATTATGATTGTTATGATACTATGTATTACGAAAAAGCATTAACTGATGGTTTCGCACAAGGTAGAGATTTGATTGATATAGAAGCTGAATTTGCGAGTGATGATATTATTTGGACTAATTATTTGGATTATAAAATTAAGATAAAACAACCAAGTATATGGCAAAAATATCGAGATAGAATTGATGTGTGTTTGGTAACAGTCAAAACTTACTTAAGTAAATTGTTGGAAGAATGCAAGAGCATTATTGTTGCCCATCCATATTTGTCTATATTGGGATTTGTAGGTTTGATATTTTCATCTATAGTTTTATATAAACAATTTATGACATTAGAAGATGAAGAGAAAAGTTCTATTGAAGAATGGGAACATTTAGCTGATTATTGTTTTGAGTGCGATCCTAATAATGAATTATGTGATGAAAAGTTTAAAGATAGTTCCATAAGTGGTGTTTTAAAATGTTATAATTGTCATTATGCCAGTGGTGTGATCGATGATAAGCCGCGACGACTGGTTGAAGTTATGGGCTCTGGAGATAGTAAGACTGCTAAAGTGCCTAAGACTCGTGTTGAAGTAGGAGTTTCTGGTGATAGTAAAACTAATAAAGTACCGCGTATTAAGATTGAGTCTTTGGATGATAAATTAAAACATCACGTAACAACGCAAGGTTGTAACGATGAAGTTGCACATAGATTAGTTGTGGATGTGGTACAAAAGAATATATATCATCTTACTTATAGTCGAGATAATAAGGACTATTCAATGGGTAATTGTACATTTTTGCGAGGTTTTACTTTTATTATGCCTTATCATTTCGTAGTGGCTTTATATGCGCGTAAGGTGTTGGATAGTACAGTGATAAATTTTTCTCAATCTAATAAGAAAAATATTATTTCTGTTCCTATATCTCATATTATGCGATATGTTAATGATGGGTTTGAACTAACAGATAATTGTATACGTTTAACTCACACAGATGGTAGTTATCGTGATTGTGTTATGATTAATTTGCACACAACTATGTGTTTTCCACATCGAGACCTGATAAAACATTTTGTTTCAAAAAGTGATCAAGGTTTTCTTAAGGGAAAATTCTGTGGAGCTTTGGCTACATTTCATAAGAATAAAGATGAATTATGTCGAACTTATCAATGGTTGGCTAGTATACAACCTGTTGATAAGATAATATCAGTTTATTGGCCAGAAGATGGTTACGATTATGGTGAAGAATGTTATACACAACGGGATTGTTATCAATATAATGCGCCTACGCAAATGGGAGATTGTGGTTCCGTTGTTGGACTTTATAATGGCAGAATTGAACGTAAAATTGTAGGAATGCACATTGCTGGTGACGACAAAATTAATTATGGATATGCTTGTCCACTTACTCAAGAAGTTTTGGAGGAAAGTATAGCAAAGTTGGTGAATAAGAAGAAGACAAATATTTCTGCGCAATTTTATTATGAAGTTTGTCCATTGGTTGATTCTGAAGCTGAACCAGTTGTGCCTGAAGGTTTATTTGTGCCTATTGGAAAATCAACACTACGTATAGGGCAGGCAACTAAAACTAATTTACAAAAGTCAATTTTATATGGAAAATTATCTACTTCGTATATGGCTCCATCTTTATTAAAACCAAGTGTTGTTAATGGAGTGTTTGTTGACCCTTTAATGCAAGGTCTTAAAAAATGTGGAGTGGATACAGCTATCTTTCCCGTAGATGAAGTTTTGTCAGCCGCACAAGATGTGAAACAAGTAGTTTTAACTCAGTATAATGATGTTTTGGATCGTCGTAAATATCAACGTGTTTTGACATATGAAGAAGCTGTGAGAGGTACTTTAGATGATGATTATATGTGCGCTATTAACCGTACAACTTCTCCTGGTTTTCCTTATACATTGCAGAAAGGAAAATTTCCTGGGAAAACGAAATGGTTAGGTAAAGATCAAGATTTTGATTTTGAAAGTAAAGATGCTTTGCAATTGCGAGCAGATGTAGAAAATTTGCTTGAGGATTGTGCACAAGGAAAAATTTGTGGTGTATTTTGTGTTGATACTTTGAAGGATGAAAAACGAGATCTTGCGAAAGTGTTGTTAGGTAAAACTCGTGTTTTTTCAGCATGTCCACAACATTTTGTTATTGCTTTTAGACGTTACTTCTTACCTTTCTCAGCCTGGTTGATGCATAATAGAATTGATAATGAAATTGCGGTAGGAACAAATGTTTATTCTTTAGACTGGGAACATATAGCTAAGAAATTGAAGCTGAAAGGTCCCTTAGTTATTGCTGGAGATTTCGGTAATTTCGATGGTTCATTAGCTGCACAAGTTTTGTGGTCTATTTTTTGGCAAATTTTTGTACCTTGGTTAGAAATTTATGATAGCGATGAGAAAACTTTGCGTATATGTTTAGGTTTGTGGATGCATTTGGTTCATTCAGTGCATATTTTTGGTGATAATGTATATATGTGGACTCATTCGCAACCATCTGGTAATCCTTTTACTGTTATTATTAATTGTTTGTATAACTCTATAATTATGCGTATAGCCTGGATCAAAATAATGAAGAAAACACAACCGCAGTTGTGTTCTATGAAACATTTTAGGAAAAATGTTTCAATGGTGGCGTATGGTGATGATAATGTATTGAATATTTCAAATTCGGTTATAGAATTATATAATCAACAAACATTGAGTGACATAATGATGGAAATGAAACATGAATATACTGATGAAGCTAAGACGGGCGAGATAGTAAAATTCCGTTCACTTGATGAAGTTTATTTTTTAAAACGACAATTTAAATTTAGTGAAGAATTACAACGACATGTTGCTCCTCTGAAATTGTCAGTTATTTATGAGATGTTAAATTGGACACGAAACACTATTGATCCTAATGAAATTTTAATGATGAATATTGAAACAGCTTTTAGAGAAATAGTGTATCACGGAAGAGAGGAATATGAGAAGTTGAAATTGGGTATTGAGCAAAATCAGTACATTTTACCATCTATTCCGCAAATTTTAACATATGAATCGTATCTGCATGATATAAAAGAACTTGCAGATCCTTTATATGATTTTTAGTCTAAGTGTGATCTTGCTCTCTTTGGTAATTTATGAGGTTAATAAGAAGAGAGTATTGCTATTTAGATAATTAGGTTAACTATTAAGTTTTACTTCCAGGATGCCTAGGAGCAGCCCTCCATTATCCAGGAACCCTCATTGCTGTATAGTAGATTAAGTAGTCCCTATACAAAAGAAACTTACTTGCTTCAAACACAAATATTGAAAATGAAGATAGAAAAATATCTTCAGAACAAAGAGAAATTGTTCATTTTTCCAGTGAGGGAGTTATTCCCACCACTGATGCAGTGCCAGATATTGTCAATCTGTCTACTGATTATTTAAGTATGACCACTCGTGAAGATAGAGTTCATACTATTACTGACTTTCTTTCTCGTCCTATTGTAGTGCAAACAGGCTTATGGAATTCTACTGATGATACGGAAACGCAATTGTATACAGCAAATTTTCCGGAAGCTTTAATTTCTAATGCTATGTACCAAGAGAAATTGCAAGGTTTTGTGGGTTTGCGTGCCACTTTAGTTATAAAGGTGCAAGTTAATTCTCAACCATTTCAACAAGGACGGTTGATGTTACAATATTTTCCTTATGCGCAATATATGCCAAATCGTGTGCAATTAGTTAATGCTACGTTACAAGGTAGATCAGGTTGTCCAAGAACTGATTTGGATTTGAGTGTTGGTACAGAAATAGAGATGCGTATTCCATATGTTTCTCCACATGTGTATTATAACTTAATTACTGGTCAAGGTTCTTTTGGAGCTATATATTTAGTTGTATATAGTCAACTTAGAGATCAAATATCTGGTACTGGAGCTGTTGAATACACGGTTTGGGCTCATTTGGAAGATGTTGATGTGCAATATCCTACTGGTGCTAATATTTTTACGGGTTCTTCTCCTAATTTTATATCGGAGGCGGCTAAATTAGCTTCTGGTAAATATACAGAGAATGATTTGCGTATTTTGTGGAAAAATAAAGCCTATAGTTCCAAACCTAGTAAGATTTTTGCTCAAGGTGCTGTTGAATTGACTGATATGAAGAATACAGGAGTTATTTCCTCAGGTATTGGTCAAGTTTCAGAAGGTTTGCGTACTCTTGGTCGAATCCCTGTTTTGGGTAATATGTTTACACGTCCTGCGTGGATTTCTGCACAAGCTAGTAATATTTTTAAAATTTTAGGATTTTCTAAACCTACTACACAGAATGTTCCTTGTGAATCAAAGTTGCGCGGACAAAATCGCATGGCTAATTATGATGGTGCTGATACCTCCCATAAATTGGCTTTGTCAACAGCAAATGAAATAGAAACTAAATCGGGATTATCTGGTACTTCTGCTGATGAGATGGATTTGTCCCATGTTTTGTCTATTCCAAATTTTTGGGATAGATTTACATGGAGTACTGATGCAGCTACTGGTACTGTTTTATGGGATAACTTTGTTACACCGTTTAAAGTTAAGCCTTTTTCTGATACTGTTACTGATAGATTTAGATGTACACATATGGGCTATGTTGCAAATTCATTTGGATATTGGCGTGGCTCTATAGTTTATACTTTTAAGTTTGTTAAAACGCAATATCACTCTGGTCGTTTGCGTATAAGTTTTATTCCTTTCTATTTTAATGACACGATATCAACAGGTATTCCTGACATTTCTAAGACTCAAAAAATAGTTGTTGATTTACGTACTTCTACGGAGGTTTCTTTTACTGTTCCGTATGTTTCTTCTCGACCATGGATGTTCTGTATTAGACCTGAATCTGAATGGTTGGGTACAGATAATACTTTAATGTATAATGCTGTAACTGGTATTGTTAGAGTGGAAGTTTTGAATCAATTAGTTGCTGCTAATAATGTTTTCCAATCTATAGACACGATTGTGGAAGTGCAAGGTGGTCCTGACTTAACTTTTGCTGCTCCTTCAAGTCCATCATATGTTCCTTTTAGTGGTGAATTGACTGCTGTAGCAGTTAAAAAGCAAAATCAAGAACGTGAACAGGAATATGGAGTTATTCGTCCACAAATTATGGGTGAAAACGAGGCTGTTCCTCGAAATGAAGCTCAGCACGGTATTCATCCCATGGCTATTGATACTCACGTTATATCAGCAAATTGGTCTCCTGAAGCGCATTGTATTGGTGAAAAGATTATGTCTATTCGTCAATTGATTAAACGCTTTGGTGATTTTTTCAATGTTTCAATTTCTCCAACTGTTAATGCTGCACTTATTGCTCCTTATTCAGTTATAGAACCTATTAATGCTGTTGCTACTTCTAAAACTATTTCTATGTTTGAGTATTATTATTTTCTGTATGGTTTTTGGCGTGGATCTATGCGTATTAAATTGACTAATACTGATATTTCAGCAGATGATTATGCTACAGCATCAAACACAACTTTGCGTGTGAATTTGTGGAATTCTATTCAAGATGCTTTCAATCAACTTACTAGTGCATTTACTGCTGGGGGTTTGCCTGTTCAACCCATTGCAGTTTTACCACCTGGTACATTGGGTATGGGAAATTCACAACATGTTATAGATACTAATGTTGAAGGTTTAGCAGAATTTGAAGTACCATATTATAATATTTCACATATTAGTCCAGCAACACTTTATGGAACTGCAGAAACCCCTGTTACTATTCCTAATGTTTTAAAGGGTCACATTCCACCCACTATTGTTGCGGTTTCACCGACTGCTCCAGTAGTGAAGGATGGTTCTTCTAAATCTCTTCAATTTTATCGCGCAGTAGGAGATGATTTTACATTCATGTATTTGGTTGGTGTTCCACCACTAGTGAATGTTTTGCGCGCTTAATTTACTATTCTCTGTGATGAGGGCATAGATTATATTTAACTGTTTACTCGAAGGTATAACAATAAAGTTAGATGTAAGTTATTTTAAGTTTCAGTTACCTTCGACCCATTTATCAACGGGTATTTTACAATTCTTTTCAAGGATTCTTTTATTATGCATAAGGCGGCATCTTACTATTTAGTAAGGCGTGTCGGAAAATGCATTTTATATTAAATTTTATTTAAACGTCAGAGTCCTTGTGACTAGCGGGTTTTTCTCACTTTTCCTGTTAACTGACAAGAAGTGATAAAGATTTAAGTTTTGT